ATCTCACGTTTCAGGCGGTCGAGTTCGGCGCGTTCCCGTTCCAACTCGTCCAGCAGGAACCGGAGCCATTCTCCTGCTTTCCCATGCGCCCCTGCGATCTCGGAAAAATCGCCACGGTCGATCTTCCCTAACGCTTCCCGAATCTCCGCGATCTTCTGTTCCTTGTTCATGGTCATCCCTCCATCGTTTTTCCTCCAATATATAATGAACTCAACAGATTATTTAGACAGCATGTTGACATGTTCGATGGTCAAATCACCTTCGCCGATGTACTCAAGAGTCACTTTATAGTTGGCCCCGTTGTAATTGATAATCATTTGATTTTTGTTGCTCGAAGTAAAGCCTGCATTAAAACCTTTCAGGCGATTAAGCGCATCATGCAATTTTGCTACAATATTCATATCGCATCCTCCATTCTTTATGCTGCTCATTTAAATTTTTCATACACTTTCCAAAACTCTTCTTCGCTTACGATCGTCACGCTCACTTTGCAGGCATCCTCCACTTGCTCCTTCATCGTTTCGATATCAATATCATTAACCCTAAATGTTGAAATATTCGCTTCCGACATGAAAATTTACAACCACTCCACGCTCACCGTACATCTTAACCGATTTCCCATTGTTGTACACTTTGCCTTTATATACTCTACCTTTCTTAAAGTATGTTCCGCTGTCAATATTCCAATCTTTTAAACAGACAAACTCTCTCGTCATAAAACCACCCTTTATTTGTAATGGCGTTTTGCGATCTCGTACAGGATCGGTTCGCTCATTTCGTGAATGGGATATGTAGAAATTGTTTTCCGAAATTCATTCCACAACTTTCTGATTAGCGCATTTTCGTCGAACGTTCCAGTCTTGCGCCATCCTTGAATCTCTTTAAAGCATTTTTTCAGTTCGTCATCCGTCAATTGAGCGATCATTTGTTCTAGCATACATATTATTCCTTTCTTGAATGTCGTTTAATGATGTCGGCAATTTGCTCGACGCCGTATCTCTTCACCACAACGTCAACAACAAAGTCTTCTGCTTCCTTCTGCCCCATTTCAAAATCGTATCCGTTGAGCTTCAGGAAAGTCACCATCGACAAAAATGCCGTGCGTTTATTCGCGTTGTGGAATGGGTGATTCTTTACAAGCGATTCCAACAATGCGGCTGCCTTGTCGAACACTGTGGGATAAGCGTCTTCACCGAACACTGTTTGCTTCGGCCTTTCGACTGCGGATTCCAGAACACTCATATCTTTAACGCCCGCTTGCTCTCTCCCTCCGTGCTCTTCAATCAGCATGAAGTTGAAAAAAATAACCTCATCCACGGTCAGATATTTCATCTATCCTGCAATCCCTTCAACGTTTCTCCGTACTTCTCCATCACCCTGTATGCAACGTCCAATACTTCCGGGCTAATGTTGCCCGGAAGTTCAACCCTTCTGATTGGAGTCAGAATGATCTTCCCGTCATCGTTGACATCAATGCTGAAGGGGTCGCCGAGATTGATATTGGTTTTGTCGATGATCTCCGCGGGAATCGTAATTCCCAAACTGTTGCCGATCTTTACAACCTTCCGAACCGACACAATAACACTTCCTTTTGTTATAATGTTATAACATTATAACATAATTTGAATCGTTCATCAACTTTCCATCAAAGGATTTCGCCTGTAAACTCCTTCCCATTCGCCATCTGCGCTTACATCTCTCATGCGAGCCACATCAGATTTTTCAATTCGAACAAATATTTCGCCAACCCCACCGATTCCATCAGCATACCCTTCAAATGTTGTTTCCGTTTCTACTGCGTCTCGCAAGAGCACTTTGTCCCCATTGTGAACACGAACGCCGTACTTTTGAATAATTTCTCTCCAGTCCAGCTTCATATTATTTTGATATCTGCACCCAAAATACAAATCAATGACCATCATTCTTCGTCACCTTTATACTCAAGAGATCATAGATTTTTAATTGTCTGCCATATTGTTTTCATTGCTTCTTTCTTTTTATCATCCGCATTAATTAGTTCGTAAATCCAATAATCAATTTTTCTGCCAATATCAATTCCGATCAACCACTCATAATCTACCTTCAAAACTTCTGAAATTCTTTTCATAAAATGCTCTTGCGGTAATGCTTTTCCATTTTCCCATAGAAATACACTTTGCGTTGTAGTTCCAATCATATCGGCAAGCTTTCGCATTGACAGACCAGCATTTTTCCTTGCTATTTTAAAGTTCTCAGAAAACACCCTCTTAACTACATTCACTTTTATCAACTCACCTTAAGAAATATTCCACGTCAACATTGAAATAAGCCGCCAACATTAACAAATTGTAAAGTGGCGGCTTTGCACCATAATCCTTTTTTGTATATGAATAAGCAGCATGATTGCTAATTCCTAATATTTCAGAAAGAGAGCCAGCTTTGAGGTTGTGTGCCGCCAATAAATCCCTTATTCTTTCTTTGATGGATTCTTTGTCCAATTCATCATACAAAGTTTTATATTTCAAAAGTTGTTCATATGTCATACTATCACATCCTGCATAATTCTATGTTGGTGCATTCAAAAAACACACATAAAAAAATAAACGCCTTATTGTAAGGCGTAATCAGCAGCTTGTTCGTTGTTTATGCTCTTGTGCATTTTTTCAATGGCGCTTAATTGATTCATGTCGTAGTACACTTCACCGCATCCTGCACATACAGCGCCATCGATCTTCAAAACTTTCCCGTTGCCAATCGGAAAATCAACTTGTCTCGGCTCCACGTCTGTACAATTACAAAAAACACACGCTCTAATTTTCAGCATGAAAAATCACGCCCCTTTTGTACATTGTATCATTAATCAATAACGGTGACTACAATTATTTGTTCGCTTTCATAATCAATACAGATAACAACAGACCAATCATTCTTCCCGGCCACCCGAAAATTTGTTCGCCCCGGAAAGGATTCCGATTCATTGTACTTCACAACATATGTAGGCTTTCTTATAATATCTTCAACATCAGCATGCGCAATTCCTCTTTCCATCATTCTTACGAGCGCATGCCTTGTAATAATTGTTTTCCAATTTTCCGCAATTGCATTCCTTAATAGCTCCAAAAAAAAATTGCTTACTTATTTCCGACACCCCCGAACATTTACCTTATCTCACGATTCAAGTCAATTGTCAACTTAAATCATGAGATAAAGTATCCATCCTGTCCGCACCGCAGACAGGATGGAACAGTTCAGAATTATGCCGCTTGTCGCAACAGTTCATATGCTTTATCGAAAACATCGTCACCATTAACGATTTTCTCGAATTTCCGTTCTCTTGTCGGTTGCCGTCCAATTTCATAATGGCTGACAAAGTCGGACACAGCGCCAATCACTTGCCAGCCTGTCCCTTCGAATTTCTTGAGGTCGTCAGCTTTCAGCGCATGCAGTAAGCCTTCGCGCTTCCGCTGGATGTTGGCGACTCTCCGTTCGCCATCACCTTCATTGATGGGATACAATTCATATACGATCTCCTTGATCGTATTATTTGACAGCTTGATGTCGACCAGCTTGTGAGCTTCTTCATCAAGCCTTTCCATGTAGTGCGTCGCCAGACCGAGCGTCCGTTGCGCCTCATGAAGCTTCGCGCTGATATCGCCGATATGCCGTGCGCCCCATGCACGAGAAGCGTTACGCATCGCCAGATTCAGCGTGTTGTTACACACAACACGAATCGGCGTCATTAGCACCCGGACGGCACCCGTTCCGTCATGTGTATTCGTGAACAGGATATACGGATCAACTTTGTCACCGAGAATACTCCACTCCTTCTTCATTTTTCCAAGAAGCCAAATTTGTCTGCCGTCTCGCAAAGAGCCAGCCGTTTCGTATCGCATTTCGCCATCGGCCACCAACGAGTCTGTGAACGTAAAAGCTTCATGGTTCTGCACAATTTGATAGCGGCCAGTGACGATGCCGAGCACAGTGCCGTTGTCGCTCCGAACGTTTGCGTAAGTATCGTCCACAACCTTGCCGTCAACATAAACTGGACGTTTACGCACTTCCCAATCCAGCCCAGCAACTTTGATCGCTTCTTTGCTGTCCGGCGCTTCTTCAATTATTTCCCCCAAGCCGTGCCACGGAACAATTCTGTTTGCAGAAAACATCGTTTCTACCATGTGTGCCATCCAAAATATCTCCTTTCGTTTTCAGTTGTGCCTATTTCCTATGTTGAAGTATGTGAAAATCACACACTCAATCAACTTTTTGCTTAACAAGCATTGTTATACAGCCTTCTTTTATAAGACTTTGCTTCAATATTTCTTTCGCCAAGTCCATAATCTTTCCTCCTTCAAAAATTATGGGAATCATATTAAATGCTTCCCGTTCGCAACTCCCGCACAATTACCCGCCACTTATCAATAAATTTTTCAGCCTTCCGACTCCATTCCCTCTTTTCTTCTTCCGTTGCTTCATCAAATTGCGGCTGATTTTCCTGAACTAAGTCCCATTCGATCAGCACTTTCATGTAAATTGATTCAACATCTTGACGAGCCAGATTGTCAAGCTCAGGGGAAAAGCACCCATAACACAATTCTTGTGCTTCTTTCATACATTGATCGAACAATTCTTGTTCGGTCATGCTATCACTCCTGCATCCATCAAAATTTTTCTCGCCAATTCCCTTTCAATAAATTCTCCTTGCGCGGCCCTCAACAACAATCGTTTTATCATTGTCTTTGCCTTTAAGCGCAATTTTGTCGATTTGCGTAAACTCCCATTCTTCTACTTGATCGCCATCGGTTTTGGCAAAACGTTTCCCAATCTCAATACTTTCATTAGAATCAATACTGATAATAAACGGATGGTCAACAGGCTTGTTAATTGCTTCCACAATCGTTTTGGATAGACGCACCGCCCCGCTGTTTCGCGCATCAATACGATGTTCGGGCATATTTGCCCATTCAATAATCGCCTGTATCATCAGGTCAAAAATCTCTTGTTGAATTGTTCTATACTCAAGCATCAATTGATAAACAAAGGCCTCTTTGTCACGCAGGCCTGCACCATTCACAAAATTTGAAAGAGCTTCTACCGCCTTCATTGCACTTTCGTTAATCATCATGTTCACCTTACGCTTGGATTTCAATTGTTGTCATCAACATCATCGTATTCAGATGGATCGTATTCCTCCATTTTGCGCAACACTTCGCCTACTGCCCACTCATAACCAAACCATGCAAACCAGTTTTTTATATCGCCGACGATTTTCGGTTGTTCTCCAACATCTTCCGAATACTCATAGAATGCGTCCTCAATTTCGTTGTAGTATTCATCGAAAAAGCGATGTGTATCGCAATAGTAAACCAAGCCTGACACTGTGCCACTTTGACAGCCTGAACGCCGCACGTTATCCAAATAAACTTTTGCTTCATCACCATGATCTAGTGCATCATCAATTACACGCTGAATCAGTTTGTTGTCGCATTGTTCCCTTATATTTTTCAACTTGCGTTGAATCGTGTGTTCCATAATCATCCGCCTTTCGTTGTTTCATTTGCGATAAAAACTATGTTGAGGCGAGTAAAAATCACACACTCGCCTCAACATTTTTCAGGCTATCATCACACCCTCATTTTCAAGCGCTGCTTCAATTTCATCTTTGTTGAAGTCTGTATTGCCGAGTGTTCCGTAAGGGTCAATACTGTCCAAATCAATCTGAAAGAAATAGTGGATAGTTCCGTAAATGTCCTCCATGTACTTCAACCAATGCATATGGCTTTCAATACGTTCCTTGAGCGTGTATCCCACATGCACATGCCGAAATTCATCCATCGAATCATAACGGAAAATACCGTATCCGTTGCAGGCGTTTACAACATATGTTTCCAGCTTCGACAGCTTACCTTCAAACACAATTTCATCGTTTTTCCAGTCAATTTTTTTGACCAGCACTTCACCGTCAACGAAAAACTCGCCAGATGCGCCGTCGAAAAAGTTGTTCAGATGTTTGAAGTCATAATGAATCTTTTTTCCGATTATTTCTTTTGCTTCTTGCACATATTCGTTAAAGTATGTGCGCTCATAGGCCCAATACTTTGCCCTTTTGATTGCTTCTGCAATCAGCTTATCGTCTTTCTTAGTCAAATTGTACTGTTCGCGAATGCGTTCTACTTCATCGTCGTAAGCTATAATCCAAGATATATCGTCAATATAAAAGTTGGAGGGATCAAATAGCTCTTCAATGTTGATTTTATACGCTTGCAGAAGAAATTCAGTAAGATTTAACTTCAAAAATCTCATAGCCAATTCCCCTTCCCCTTTTGATTGTGGTCACATATTACCTATGTGCAATCTGCATAAAATCACACAACAAAAATCGGCGCCCATGCCGGCGCCCATTGATAAATTCGTGGTTCTGTATCTGCCGATTGTCCACGAAATCCTTCAACAAGAATTTTTACTCGAACACCGTAAACATCGCTTTCGTCACCTTCACCATGCCGATGCTTCATAAGTTCAACCGTTTCGTTGACTTTTTCATAATTGACTTCTTCACTATCTACCAACGGCATGAGATTGTAATACCAACCGCCTTCTTCGGGACCGCCATACTGGCGAATGACATGATACACATTCACCCATGCGCGGACTTCACCGCCAGCCATTTCTTCAATTTTCCGTTTGATTGATTCAACAGTTTCTATTTCTTTTCCCGAGCGATTGTTTCGCAAAATATAAAAGACCTCGCCAGCCAGACAAAGAAAGTCACGAACATATAACGGTTCATCTTGCGTGCATTCGTCTTTGACAAGTTCAATCACCTTGGCGACGTACTCGTTTTCAATATGCTTCAAAATAAACTGCCACCTGTCGTTTTCTGTTACAAACTCAAGATCCATTTCTTCTGCCAGCGATCTTTCAGAAAATTGTTCATCGTTGATTGTATCAACGACAATTTTATATGCATCAAGAACTGCATTATTGTACAGTTTCATAACATTCACCCTTTTATAAAAATTGGCAGACTCAAACAGTCTGCCAGTCCGCGATTTTTAATCGACTCTTTAAAACCTCTCTCCATATAATAACTATGTGGAACGCCAAGGAAATCACACGCATAAATCCTAAATATGCACCCAATATGGCGGGAAGGGTGGGGTACGGGAACACCACATTGGATGCAAATTTTAAGATTCATGGGCCTACGGCAGACCAATTCGGCATGCTTGCAGTAGTTGGGACAGGGGACAGCGCTTGAAGCGAATGCGTTCAAGAGCAGAAATCTGCAAGCTTTCGCAATAGTCTGCCATAGGCGTATTCGACACATGAAGAGGGAAAGGGTATAGGAACGGGGAATACTTCATGTATCGAATACGCCCACCCAACTTTCGTTGGGATAGGCAAGGCGCTCATTTTATTATCATAATCGCCATTCCATCGGCGACCATTATTTTTTGGGTATTCGGATTTTAGGGTTGAAATGGTCAACATAATTTCCAATTAACTTGCATTAGTTTCGGAAGATTCTTCTAAACAAAAGTCGCAGATTACTTCTTTTCCAACTTCATTTGTAGCACTAAAGCTACCGCATCGGTCGCATTCAAAAAACCAACCATCTGCAATAAACGCCGACTTAGGGATATTTCCCGTTTCTGCGTATTGGTCAAACTGCGGTTTTCTAACTGCCGATATATCCGGCCATGGTACACCGTTGCTGTAGGCTTTGCTTTTGTACTTTGCCTGAGCAGGTGATTCGGCAAAAACAATTTCATGCAAGGCTTCTTCTCCGCTGTTTTCTTTGTCGTGGACATGATAAGCTTTCATTGTTACTCGACTCCCCTTTAACATTTGTTTACAATAATGGATTGATGAAAGTATCTTTCAACACGATAATCCGAATAGCCTATTTTTTCATCAGTGAATTTGAATGCCGTATATTCAACTTCAACTTTCATCGTCTCGCACGAACCGCACGGGCAGTCCAAAATATTTGTATGGCGGACTATAACAATGTCTTCTTGTTGTTCCAACTGCCGTTGAATTTTGTCCATTGCGTTGGCGACTTTCACGAACTTTTTTGAGTGTTCTGAACGTCAGTAAGCACTTCTTCAAAAGTTTTGCCATTCGTTGTTTTTACTTGCGTCCGTTGTTGTTTCATGTCGATCATCTTTTCACCCCCACTTTTACATATGGCGTTATGTGATAAAATCGCACGCGAAACTCTACGTTCAAGTTACGCCGATTTATACCAATTCGGATATTCTTCCTTTGTTATGATTTGCGTGTAATAACGCGAAGACGGATAGCTTGGCTTGTTTGTTGTGATGTTGACAAATTTCATATCTGGCCGCTTTCTCGCGTTCGCAGCGACCACTTCAGCTTCCTTGCGGGATTCACATTCAAAAATCAGCTTGTTTATTTTCCCTTCCGCTTTTCCCCAACCCGACATAAACTTGTCAGTCATCGTAACGTACCACATATTTTTGTCACCCTTTCGCGTGTTCTGCTTAAAACCTATGGTGAAGCACATAAAAATCACACACGCTTCAAATTTTCATTCAACTTCATGCAGTACACAAATGGGCATTCCATTCTTTGCGTCCGAAATTTCGACTCCGCCAGCAAAATAATCATCGAACGTCAAATCTTCTAGCTTGACATCTTTCTTTAGAAAGCCGCAGGATTTCAGCGCTTTCAGCACATGATCGTCTTCCCACGATTCAAGCTCAATCGTGCCAACAATGCGTTGGTCATTGACTTCCCAGCCATCTTCCGCATTGCCCCAAACATCGTGAAAATGCGTCAGTTCTGCTTGAATCATTTTTCATCCCTTCCGCTTTATCAACTTTCACAAAAAACTATGGCGACATGTGATAAAATCACACACCGCCATAAAAATTTCAGACAAACAGCCATCCAATAGAATGTGTTATCATCACCAGCAACATGCCACCAGTTGCACCGTAATACAAAAGTTGGCCTTCTGTGTCTCCTTCCAATTCAAAATATTCGTCGATCTTTTTCTTCAGATTCATGACGTTCATCCTTCCGCGCTTAATATCTATGGCGGAATGCAGTAAAATCACATTACAACTACTTGCTTGTGTTTTCTGATCAACAGGCAAACATCCTTGTAGTCAAGCTGTACGCCGCCGTCAACAATGATCGTCTTTACCTTTTTCTGTTTGCGCTGTTCGTAAATCCGCTCCATTGTTTCTTGAAGCATTGCCATCGCCATATCATGTTCTCTCCTTCCGTTTATTTACTATGTTTGAATCGTTCAAAATCACACACTAGAGAGAAATTTTTAAAGTATGATTTTCAGCGATTCAAACAAGATGGGGATGCAGTTTCCCGCATCCCCACGCTTTATTAACCAATTTCCTTGAGGCGTTCAACTTGACTCGCAACCGTATTCAGCAGCCCGCTGGTTGCTTCGTGTTTCAAGTCTTCTGGTTTCATCCGTGCCGCCTCATGTGCTTTCTCCAATGAATCATACGCATTCAATAGATGATGATGCGGGTCTTCGCGCCGCGCTTTTATCCATTGTGCCATGATTTTCAACATGACAGTCATTGCCATTTCGACACTTTCGGCATCAACTTCCGACAGGCCATTTTCACGAACTTTGTTGAAAATGTCCCACGGATCAATAGTCAGATCGTTGTAGTAGAATTTTTTGTTTTCAAACTTAATAGCGATAAAAAAGTGGTATTGAGAGTTCAGGCTGTTTTTTATCAGCGAAACTTTGAATCTGGCGCCTTCTCTCTTGAAGGTTCCGTATGCTTGTTGAGTGTTGACTTCCAACGTTTCAAAGATTCCGTAAGAGTCTGAGAACAGCGGCTTGCTCATAAGTGCCATTTCTCGCGTTACTTTAAAATTGCTTGCCAAATACATGCTCAATTCCCCTTCCCCTGTTTGTATTCCCGTAAAAAACTATGGCGGTGTGCGGAAAAATCACACACCGCTGAGAAATTTTTATGCGCTTTTTTGCTCTTCTTCCGCCTCTACAATGAACTTCATCATTTGCCGCACCGCCATTTCAATGCTTTCTGCGTCAATTCGTGGCAGACCAAGTTCTGTAAATTTGTAGGCGATATTGTGCGGCACACTTGTTTGATAACAAACATGAAAGTTGATGACCGAAATGACATAACCAGCCCTGTCGGCTTCCGATGGCCCCATAAGCTGGATTTTGAATCTCGTTCCTTTTCTGTCGAAGGAAGCGACAGAAAATTCAACGCCGTTTTCAATGATAGTTCGTACATATTCGAAATTTCCAGCTTCTTGTGAAGCCAGAAATTTCAATTCGCTTTGATCGTACACCATTTGCGGAGTTACTTCGAAATTTTTTACTTTGTGCATCTTTCGATTCCCCTTCCCCTTGCGTTCTCCATTCGCCATAACTCTATGTCAGACCTTCAAAAAATCACACGCAAAAATAAAAAAATTCGGCAGGACGCAAGCCGCATTCCTGCCGAGTCCATTTTAAGCAATTTCTTGCAAGACACCATTTTTGATACATACTCTCTTGTTTACGCCGTGATATTCAAAGAAATTGTTAATTGCGTCCCTGTCGCTTGCGCTATATGCGCCGCTTCCAATTTCAGCGCGTCCGTTTACGATGGAGGCAATCAGCGTTCCGTAATGAAACAGCTTGATGCTGTTATCGTCGCGTGTGATGCGGTAAATTTCGATGCCATTTCTGCGGACTGCGGATTCGCCTTGCGCGTTCGCGTATGCGCGTTTTATCAGGTCAATGATCGTTTTGTTTTGCTTCATGGTCAGCTTCCCCTTTCTTTTCACCTTGCGTATAAATACTATGGCGGAGCAAGTAAAACCCCCACGCTCCGCAAGAAAAGTTTTTATTGATTTTCTCGAATTTCATCCAATGCCGATAAAATTTCGTCGGCAATATCATCTTCAACCAGTACAGAAATTTTTGGCGTTTTCACAAGTTCAGGATTTACCCGTTTGCGAAGTTCCCAATATTCACGAACAGACATAGTTATTAGTGTTGCCATTGTTTTTCCTCCGTTCCCTTTTTTGTTCCCTTCCGCGTTCGTAATATATCTATGGGCAAGAAACCAAAAATCACACAGTCGCCAGAAAAAAATGGCCTAGCATTTTTTGCTAGGCCATTTTCTTTGGCATTACATGACTGCCGCGAGTTTACGCCGCAGACTGTCGAACGTGCGATCCGGACGTTTGCCGATGATCTGTTGAATTTCGACCTTACGGAATCCAGCAAGCGACAGCCTCAGGACTTCAAGTTCCGCATCAGTCAACAAGCGCTCGGCGTCTGCGATGGTCAGCAGATCGGCATAGCTTTCAAGGTGGACGTTAAGGTTACCTTGCACATATTGAGCCGATGCCGTATAGACTTTCGTTTGCTTTCGAAGCGCATTTTTCATGCGCTGGACTGCGTTCGACGTGCGGCACCAGATGGACCATACTGCATTTTGCGGAGAATTGAACATGTTTTCATCGAACACTTTCGAAAAGGCGTCTGCGACAACCTCATTAACAACTTCTTCCAGTTCATAGGAGCCGATGGCATCCGTCGAAGAAGGCGCATTCTGGTAGCTCATGGCCTGTTCCCATGCGTTGACTTCCTTCTGGCCTTCATTTGTGTTGACGACAACCATTTCAGCCGTTTCAGCAGCGCGGTTCAGGCGTTTATATCCGATGCCGAGCGTAAGGAACTTGAATCCGTAATAGGACACCAGCGGACGCAGGAAATAGGCTGTCATGATGCCTTGCAATTCTTGAAAGTCGGAGACGTTCGCCAGCGCGTCCATGCCGTCATTGTAGGCGTTCACGTCTTCCAGCTTGACAGGACGCGGATAGCGCTGACCGTCCAGTCCTGCGGACGTGCTTGCATAGTATGCGAATTGATCGGTCAGATGTTGGATCGTTCCGGCGACTCGCGAACCGAACAAGCGTTCGATGTTCTGCGGAATCTGGCGTTTCTTGATGGTGTCGGCAAAGTCGACTTCTGGCGCTTCCTTGCGTGCGCGTGTCTTACGAACTTTCTTTGGCTTTTGCGGCGTTTCAGCTTTCGGCGTCTCGGCTGCTTCGCATGCAGATGCGATGACTTCGGCAGAAATACCAGCTTCGAGCGACAGGCTAACCAGATCGGACATCTCTTCCCGCGTGAACAGTTCCCTTACCTCTACCAACTTACCAGATGATACCAGATGATAAGCGAGCTTCAAGCGTGCTTGATAATCTCCTTCCAGCTTACGAGCGACAGCGTGAACAGCCTTGAAGAATGCAGAACGATTAATCATGTTTGAATCCCCTTCCCTTATGTTCCCGTTTGGTATCAGGTTACTAACCTTGTTGTCACCACTATATCAAATACTTTCGTTGGCATGCATGAGTCTAAAGTCCTATTTTTCGCGCTGTCATTATATATCTATGGCGAGCAGAACGAAAAACACACACCAGAAGAAAAAAAATATTTATGCATATAAAAGAATATTTATACAAATACCTAGTATATCTATCGGAATAAATTAACAAATATTAACAATTGGCGTCTAAGGCACGATAGACATGAGGTTAGTATTAGGATACTAGAGAGGGGGAAACGGCCCTCAGAAGGCAAATATGGGCGTCTGGTGACGTTGGCAAAGATGGAATGCGATGGTAAGTTGTCGGCAGGAGAGAAGCAGACGCTAGCGCTGGAAAATGATACCATCCCATGGAATGGGAGGAGTCAGCGCCGCGCCCGCACATGTCAATTATAAAGCGACCCGAAAAAGGAGAGTAGCTATCGAAAGTATAGTCACTTACCAAAAGTAAGATGCTAACGAAAGTGTAAGTAACTTAATTAATTTTAGATGGTGTCTACCTGGCCTTTACTTACTATTTTAAAGTGACTATAAATATGTAATAAGCAAACCAAAAAATTAGCTACTACCTAAAGGTAAGTCACTTAAGATAATAAAGCCACTATTCCCATATCTATAAATATGGGTACGCTGCTGCTGGAAAAAACGAACGAATGTTCGACACCGGGGGATAGTTTACAGTTTACAAAAGTGACAAAATAAGGAAATATCGCTATACGCATCCTCACCCCTATCCGACCTTGCCCCGACCCGAGGCCGATTTTTCTTATCGTCACCCCGATAAAGACCTATCGTAAAACCTCTTGCATTTCCCTTAAAATGCCGTCTCTTCGAACGGCAGATTTTACACCCTCGATCATCCTCTCTCCCCTATCCGGGGGCGTACCTTTACAGTAAAATCTTATACTCCTTCGAAACACCTACCTTTAAGCGAATCTATAGCATAACCTTTCCGATTCAATTCGCCTGTAATAATCTCGCAATATCTCGTATTGACGACTGTACAGCGAGTAGTTCTCCTCGAAGTGCGCCAGATCGTTTCGATCCAAATACGGGAATACCTCTTTCAATTCCTTCAAAACATGGCGCACCATATCCTCATACCGTGCCTCTGGATGCTCCCAAACGTAATATTTCTCAAGGCAAGCGATCTCACGCTTTGCAAGCTCGAACTGCCTTTCTTTCTCCAGTAAGTATTCCTCAACCGTCTCATCGTAAACTTCCATGTACATTTCCGCCATTGCGTTATAGAAGGACTCTCGTGCAGACTTGTACGCAAAAGCGCACATCTCATCAACGCTCATGTCTTCTCCACGCTTCATACGATCCTTCCAACGGCGCAATAAATTCTGTATCACATTTCTCGCAATGGAGAATAAATCGTCCTCGGTCAGCATAGATTGCTTAATAGATTTCCACGCCTGCTTGATTTTTACCCAAACATGGCGCAACCTTTCACCAAATATGTGTGCGTAAAGTTGGTTGATCGACTTTGGCACATATTTGATGATGCGAGTGACATTAGATTGTGTATCGTTGGTTTGTCCTTCTTGGTCGTGAGTAGGTTCTGAATAGGTAGCGACCTCTAAAACGCCGGAATCCCTTGTCTCACTTGCATTTTGGCCGACCTCTGCTTTCCGACCAGCATTCCGTTCTGTCTTCCAATCAAGCTTTAAAACTTGACAAATCCGTTCGAAGTACGGATGAATTGTGAAGAAATGAATCGGGCACCCCAAACCGTTTTGCTTGCGAGAGCAGCGGTTCGCCTTATACAAAATACCTTCTTCACGAAGCACCTTCAGGGCATCATACACTGTTGATTTGCCAATTCCGTGCTTTTGAGCGATGTGATCAGGGCTGGCATAGATAAATCCCCTATCAATCGCCAGAAAACAAATATAATCTATCGCTTGGCGTGTCTTTTCACTTAAATTATGCCATTTGTCACCAAATACACGCTCAACACGCCTTAAAAGAGCATGTTTGAAGCTTTTCTGGTCGATTTCAGGCACAAAAGGAGCTAAACCACACAAAAAATTGAACTCTTCGGTTGAAATCTTGCGATTTTTGCTCATTTTACGTGTTCTAGGCAAAAATGCGGCAAAAATACGCATATTTCAGCGAAATTTTCAATAAAATCATAGATTTTCGCTGAAAAATAGCAGTTTTTGAACAATATTTTGAGCATTTTGGCTTCGTTTTTCTGTTTCTGTGTACGCCAAATAAAGCTCAAAAGACTTGTATTTTTGAGCAAAAACTGCTATAATAATGGTACTTAAACAACCCAACTTGGCAGTACCAATGCGTATTGCCGAAACCTCTGATCGTGCGCCAACACGTCAGGGGTTTATTTTTTGCCTAATCCTCCTTTCCATGCAATAATTTCTTCAATGGAAAGCGATTCGGCGATAAAGTAACCATATTCTCTATCTGGATTTTCAAATACCTCAACGATCTTCATTGGTTCATTGTTAAAACCAACAACGATCTTGTCGATCTCAATATTCTTGTAGGGCAGAATTTCACGGCTAATTAACTGATTTTTGTGCTCCACAAGCTTATTCCCTATAGGGCGAGATCGAAATGTGTATCTAAGATATTTGTCACCATCATAAATGAACTTATCGCCGATCATTTGGACAATTTTTTCATATTCAATCTCCAGCAGCGTTGACGATATTACGCAATGTTCTTTGTACCATTCGACTGCATTTTTGATTCGTGTAAATTGTGTGACTTCGTAATCTTCCCAATCTTTAATCGGAATCTTAAGAAGTCGTTCAATTGCGCTTTGGATACCATTAAAGAGAAAAATCGAAACTGAAGTTGGTGTGAAATCCATAAATCCACCTCTCAACCAGCGGTTTCAAGTGACATTGCGGTATCCAAGAGGCCTTTAAAATTGTAAACGCTCTTGGATTGCTTTCTTTTTACTGACAAGAATCCTTTTTTCTTGAGATCGGCGATGATTTGCTTTACCTGACGCTCAGAAAGTCCGAGCATGCTCCCTAACTCTTGTTGAGTTGGCATATCCATTCCTTCGGTTTCTATGTAAGAGATTAGGCAATAAAGCGACCATTCATTTGACTTGATGCCCAATTTACTGAAGTTTTTTATGATCGCTTTCGGAATCCCTACGACATCTGGTTCGTCTTTTAGCGTTACAAGGAAGGTCAAGCTTTCTCACCACCTGACACAAGTGCGAAAAATAGCATCTTACCATTTTTATCTGGATTATAGCATTGAACTAATAGGTTGTAAACACCATTGAGTGCTATATACAGCACTATGCTGAAAATAATTATTAAAAATAAAAACCTCAACCTTTTCGGTCGAGGTTACCGGTTAAAATAATGCGATTTATCGCCTTTTCGCAAGCTCTGAAATCTTTTCTTCGAGATTTGCGTTCAAAATCTCCTTCCATTGAGGGTCTTTTTCAAGTTCCGCAAAAGCCTCTTCTAGTAGATTATTAATAAACTCTCCTTTGACCCGACCCCCGTGAGCTTTATCAAAGTTTTCCAGCTTCGCCAGATTTGTAAGCGACAATAAGATGCTCGTTTTCTTATGCGTCATATCTTTAGTGACTTTATTCTGGACTTTACTGCGGACGTTGTGGCTTACTTTTGCAGCCAACGATACTTCCTGATCATTATCAGTATTTACTCCATCAATTGGAGTATTATTCATACTCTTAGAATCTACTCCAACAGTAGAATTATTATTTTCACTGATTAACGAAGAATCATCTTTCTGTTGATTACTCTCTCCTACATTTGCCGTAGCAAGTTCAGCGAGAACAGCTCGTTTATTTTCATTTACAGAAGATTCATTGTCACTAGATTTTGCAGCGATTTTACTCCATCTTGCCATCTTGGAACTCATTGAACACCCATCCTTTCAAGCATTTCATCAATTAAATTGTTATACATCTCTTGCGCTTCCCTATCAGCAACGGTAGTATCGTCTTTAATTCCTTCGAAGGAGTACTCAAGGATTCTGGCTCTTCTTCTAATTGTTGTATCAAACACCAATTCACCATATTCTTCTCTCGTTTGAGAAAGAATGAATTGAGACATAGAATACCGAGCGTCAATCATAGCTGTCACAATGCCCAATAATCTTGTATCATTATTTACGTATTCGACTGAGTGTTCAAGAGTCTCCAAATAACGCTCCAGAGCAGATTTACAGAACGGTTCTGATTGAAGAATAACAACAGCATAATCGGAGGCGCCCATGCCGTTAATCGTTTGCTCACCAAGGTTCGGCGGCATATCGATAAGAATGAAATCATAATCATCCTTAACTACATCCAACGTCCTTTTGAGCAATTTGGATGGAGCGTATTTGTCTTTGTTGCCTTCTTTTCTGAGAATGTCTACATATTCGGTATAAATCCAACTTCCCAATTTTGAAAGAAAGTCTTCAGCAGGAAGAATGTGAAGCTTCTCGGAAATTTGATAGATGTATGGCCGGGGATCACGCTCTTTACATGCCTCAAATGCAGTTTTATGTACGAAATCGTAAGGGTCTTTCTGCGTCAAAAATTGAGTAAGATTACCTTGTGAGTCAAAATCAACTGCAAGCACTTTGTAGCCTCTTTTGGCTAATAAATAAGAAGTCATTCCAGTACATGTAGTCTTACCGCATCCACCCTTCTGGATGCCGAAACTAATAACTTTGCCCACAAGATTCACTCCTACTCCTGATTTCTACACCTAGAATATACTCCAAAATTATACTCCATGTCAATAAGAGTGTATATAATAAGGATATTTTTTAAATAGGTGTAAAATATAAATTGAAACAAGATAAAGAATCTCTATAGGATATAAATTTATTGAGAAGGTAAAAATAAGTAACACACAGAATAAGTGTAAACAATGATTAAAGGTAAAAAATAAAAATACAGCGCAAACATAAAATGTAGATATATGAATTAAAAATATAACATAATAATACTACATATAAAACACGACTAAAAATAAAGAGTATATATAAAGAGTATAAATAAAGAGTATAATAAAGGAGTATAAGAAAAATTTATAAATAAGGGAACACAAATATAGACCGCCCGAATATATACGGAGAGTAGAAAATATATTTATTATTAATACTTATTAACCGTACTCTATATTTATCGTTAATTGATATATTTAATATTCTGTTTCATGGAGTATATTTTTAGAGTATATTCATGGAGTATAAATATATTGTATAAACAGGAAGGGAAAAATGTGATACTTTTGGCTTGACGGATGATGCCGACAAAAGTACAATATTAGCACTAAACGTGGGGGTAGATATATATGGACAAAACTATTGAAACTCTGAAAAATATCGATAATTATGTCGAAGTTCAACTTCCAAACGAAATTTTTAAAGACCTTAATGAAGCAGATTTCCAAAGCTTTAACCATAAGAGTTTTGCTTATGGATACTATTATCTTTGTACTTTTTTATATAGAAATGCTATCTATGGAAACTATGCGGAACAATTTAGTCAGCAAAATATTATAAAACTGTTTACAAGCAATAAAGCAATTGTATCATACATCACAAAAAACAACGGAGTTCTTGATCAAATAGGATATACAGAAACAACGACCGATTATCCTGTCTCTTATTATACGGACGATGGAATACTTGAGTTTAAATATATCAAAGACTTACGAAAGCACAATCCTCATGTTGGAATGAAACATGGGCCAAGATTGTCAATCAAGAAACCATTAAAATCTTTCGTCAGAACAGAGGGTGAAGATTGTACTGGAACCTTTTATTCATATCAAAATACACATACAATTGAATTTAACCGTTTTATTAAAATTGTTGAAGATAAAAGTCTTGGACATGTAGGGCTATTTATATACGGATATTTAAAGATGATGTGCGATAAATATCCAAACGGATATCAAATTACATGTAAAAAATTAGGGGAAGTAATTGGCTGTACGGATAGGACAATAAAAAAATATTTATCGAGGCTTGAAGAAGTGAATCTAATTAAAAGTTCAAGGAAAGCTCTCGACAATAAGTTACTCCAGAAAGTGTACCTAACGAAATGAGTCCACTCCCTATAGGTGGACTCATTTCTTACGTTGGTCATATGATCATTTGGTTTTATCAGCTTAATTCCCAAAAGTATCATTTTCTTCCCCACCTTTATAAATTGAGTTATTACTCTTAAAAATTATATATTTAAATATAGTATATATTAAGTACTATAACTCTATTTATATATGAGGGGAAGAATCTGATACTTTTAGGAATGTAACATATTTTGGAAACGGTGTTGAACTTATTTAAATTTAATGATTCTCAATAGTTCAAACTTTGCGGAATCGCTCAACTTATTGATGGCGTCCAGCAATTCCTCTTTTGAAAGATCGTTGATTTCTGCTCGAATATCAATTTCCTGATCGAGTGTATAAGAGGGGCGTTGAGTTAAATCGTCCTTTAGGTCAATATAACTCTGTTGAGTCGTAACAATTGATTTGTGTTTGCCTTGAATTTGAGCTTTGGTAAGATCGCCAGTCTTCTGGAGAACACGGTTTACGCCACACTTTTTGAAACTATGGAATTTAATGTTGCGTTTTGGGTCGACTTCAAAATAGTCAAGAATCCTCTTTAAGTATTTTCCAACCTTATGCTTGTGAAGAGTAGGGAATAGCTTTCCCTCCGTCCCAAGTTTTTCGCGAAGCTCATTGTAAAATGCCTCGGAGATAGGCGTTTGATGCCGGGTTCCTTTATCGACTTTGTCGATGTAGTGTACCACAACGCCTCTTTCAACCTTCGTCCTAAAATCATTTTCCCAAGTAAGAGACAGCAAGGCTTCGAGTCTGATCGATGTGATGCAAGCGAGCTTCAACAGCATTGCCATTTGGTTGCCGTCCATTTGTTCGAGATATGCATATTCGATAAATAGAAATGCTTCGTCCCACTCTATATTTCCATATCGCTCAATATCGAGTTCGACTCTGTCCATTTTTAAGTTGTCAAAAATATTTTCATTGATTTGAGGGTAATCGACTTTCAATGCACTTAGAAAGCCTCTAACCGAATTGATTTTTCGTTTAACAGTAGCATTTTTGGCATTTATCTTAATATGATTGTGGTACGCCATTGCATGGGTGCTGTTCAACGAAAGAATCATTTCAATGGTGACAAACTCGGGTTCGCAGCCAAAAGTGAATTGAAAAAACTGTCTTAGGTCTGTACGGTATGCTATACGAGTGTTATCCGAACGTTGGTTTTCAATAAATTCTTCATAAAATTTAACAAACCGAATGTCATGATGTTGAAGACCAAGCGTTTTGCTGTTGTCTACGGCTAAAGTCAAGCTACCCATACACAATCCCCCTTGTTCACATATCCGATATGTGAACATAATATCATCCATATTGTTCCATGTCAACAATAGAAAGTACAGGCCAAAAAAAGAATTTAATGTTTACGGAAGACAATGAAAGTACTATAATGGCATGGAATAATTAAAATCGATGGAGGTTTCTTATGTCAGAAGAACAATTTGAAATAGTTATTGTTCCTGAAAAGAGAATATATCCAACCAGTTTGGCTGAATATAACGATTTTGGCATTTTTGCTGTAAAGGTTGTAGAGACAGAGCATTGGGATATGATTGAATACAATCGATATGGAAATATAACCATTAAGGGCAACATGCCAAATTTAGAGATCGGCAAGACGTACATTGCAACTGTTCGACGGAAGAATGATGCTAGGTACGGCTTAGGGTATGAGGTAGTTGTACCACCTTACATGAAGCCTTTTTCGACCGTTGAGGAACAAAGGGTTTTTCTGTCCACGATTCTTACTCAACGACAAGTGGATTCTTTATTTCAAGCGTATCCGAGCGAAGATGTTATTTCACTTATCAAGACGGAACGGATCGATGTCAGTTTAACGAAGGGTATTGGAGAAGCAACGCTGAAAAAGATTAAAGAAAAGATTATTGAAAATGAGAAGTATCAGAGAGCAATTATAAAATTAACAGGTGAGTTTGGTATTCCATACACTTCAGTAAAGCGTTTATCTGATAAATATGGTTCGCCAGACATCCTCTTAGAAAAAATCAACATGAATCCATACATCATGACGGAAGTAGAGGGTTTTGGATTTAAAACGGTTGACGAGATCGCATTGAAAATGGGAATCGAGAAAAACTCTCCTTATCGCATTGTAAGCTGTGCTGAATATATTCTTTACGAAGAGTCCAATAGTGGTCATTGTTGGATGAAGCTCACAGAATTAATTAACGAAGCAATCAAATTGTTGGGCATAAGTATTAAAGAAATCAGAGAAACACTTAGCAATGAGAAATACATGCAAAAATATACAATTGAAGACGATATCATTTATTTAAGGGAATTTCATAAATATGAAACTCAAATTAAAGAAAATGTATTACGTATCCTCAACGCAAAGTTCCCTTTTAAAATTACGAACGTAGAAGAAACCATCGCTGAAGTTGAAAAGGAACAAGGATTCAAATTCACAGACGAGCAAAGACAAGCAATTGATTTAATTGTAAAACACAACCTTGTGATTATTAGTGGCAAGGCGGGTACTGGTAAGACGAGCGTTATTAAAGGGATTGTGAAAGTATTGAAAACAATTGATATTCCGACAGACGAGATCAATTCCCTTGGGAAGAGGAGTCTTGATTATGCAACATGTGCTCTATCAGGGAAAGCAAGTCAACGCATTCAAGAGTCAACTGGAATTGAATCTTTTACGATCCACAGATTATATGGCTATAACCCCAAACTTGGTGGCTGGATGTTCAATGAGGTCAATCCTCTCCCGACAGATGTAATCATACTTGACGAAGGTTCTATGGTTAACTCGGAGATTTTTTACTATGCGCTGAGAGCAATAAAAAGTGGCGCAAAGCTTATTATTGCAGGAGACATAGCACAGCTTGAACCGATTGGAGTCGGGAACGTTTTGGTTGATCTTTTGGAGAGCAACAAGGTTCCTAAAGTGGAGTTGACCATCGTTCATCGTCAAGCACAAAAATCTGGTATTCTTTCATCGGCAAACAAGGTCAGAGAGGGCGAAAAGTTCATCTCTGATAATGAGTATGGGCACAAGAAAATAGGAGAGCTTCAAGACCTTTGGTTATACGCCTATGGAAGTGGCGAAGAAGTATATCACAGAGTAATGAAAATCGCTAAGAAGTATAATGGTAACATTCTTGACTTTCAGATCATTGTACCAATGAAAACAAAGGGTGCAAATTCAGCAAGGAACATCAATCTGGCATGCCAAAAGATTTTTAATCAAGACCCCAACCTTGTAGATAACGAAAAGAAAATTGAACGTAAGAACGTAACATTCCTTGAAGGTGATAAAGTTATATTAAACGGAAACAATTACGACAAAGGGGTTTTTAACGGCACAATCGGTATTATAAAATACATTGATTCAGCCTTTGTGGAAAATGGCGAGGTTATTGGTGAAATCGTAATTGATTTTGAAGGAGTAGGCGAGATTAGATTTACCAAATCAGAGATGTCAAGTCTTGATCTTGCTTATGCGATTACGGTTCACAAATCACAAGGTTCTCAATGGAAATACGTTGTATTCGCTATGGATTATTCATCATATGTAATGCTTAATCGTCAATTGACATATACCGGGATGACGAGAGCGATGAAGGGTTTGTTTATGGTTGTTCAATTGAAAGCTTTGCAGCATTCGATTAAAACGAATAAAGCTACCAAGCGTCGAACGTTCTTGCAGAAGCTTATGAAGGCGGCGTGATTGGTTATAGTGGAAGCCTATTTCTCAATAAAAACATAAGGTTTCCACAACATAAAATATTTTTGAAAAAAGTGCTTTACGGATGCCAATGAAAGTTGTAATATTAAATCGTGAGGTGATCAGGGGACAGAGAGGTGCTACAATATGAAGTTGTCCGACAAGCTAGACTACAAGTTAAATACAGTAGAAGAACGACTTGCACTGGTCAAGAAAATTGTGAGTGATGCCGACGAATTTCTCGTCGATTACTATGATAATCACTATAACCCTCATCTCAATCATAATAGTTTTTTAAGTGAAAACACGAGGGTGTCAAAAGATTTAGAATCACTTGCAAGTTACATCCTATATGCCAAAGATAGTTCTAATAATAAAGAAATTATTACCGACTATCGGCAAAAAAGAAACAATAATCGTGAAGCTGCAATAGATAACTTCATGAAAATTAGAGACATCACAAGAAAAGAAACTAACAGATCAATCATAAAATATCCAAAGATTAAGGTCAAAAGTAAAGACCGAGAGCAGTATAAAGAACTGGCTGAAACCGAGAAAACTATAAAACAACTCACCAAGATCATTGAAACAGGAAAAGATAACGTAGAAAACAGTTTAAGTTCATCATACATTAAAAAGTTGAAATGGATTCGAACAGATATTCAGAAAGATGAAATTGCAATAAAAAATGAACTAAAGGGGTATATTAGGTTTCAAAACATAGCTAAATCAGAACCAGATTACAACGCGCTGTCTTACATACAATTTGACAGTATTGAGGTTCTAAGAGTCCTTGTAGAAGATTATTCGGATTTGAAAGAACATTCATATGAAGATACATTTGGTTATTTAAAACTCATTATGTTTGTATTTGAAGAACTTGTCGATGCGACAAACTTTGAAGGCTATTTGAAAGATGTGTTTCTCTGGAAAATCGAAGGTATATCGTATGACGAAATGATCAGCAGATTGAAAGAGAAATATAATATGAAAATGACAAAGCCTAGATTAAGTAAGATCACGAGAGAGACAATTCCAAGCATGATTGCTGAAACATACAAGCAATTGAAAGAAGATTGGGTTTATACATTTGTTATGCGAGGAAAGTACAAGACATGCAATAGCTGTCGCAAGAATTATTTGGCAACAACAAAATACTTCAGTCTAAACAGAAGGACAAAATCGGGGTTACGTCCCATCTGTAAAAAATGCAGGAAAGACAAGTATCAGAAAAGTGTGGTTGCCAAAACTGAATAAAATACCAGACCCCAAATACTATTAGGATTGTAGGAGTGTAAGAAAGCCAAAGATAATACAGGCTTATCAAACACTCATGCAATAAATAAAAATCAAATGAGTAAAAGGAGATGTTGTCAAATGACGAAAGAGCAATTCATCCGTTCCTACGCACAAGCACAAGGTATCTCGATCAAGGCGGCACGTGAGCAAGTTAATGGTGTCTTTGGACACGTTCTGGACGTTGTTCCGACGCTGAAGGATGGTGAAAAGCTGGACATCACGGGTATTGTTCAATTCCGAGTTAAGGATGTTGCGGCTCGCACGGTACGTAATCCGCGCACGGGCGAGAAGGTACAAAAGGCTGCCTCCCGCAAAGTTAACGCAAGCGTCAAAGCTACGCTGAAGAAGGCTGTTAAGGGTTAATACCAATTACCTTAAATTAATCGCTAATTGGGCAAGTTATTCCGAATAGGGAGACTTGCCCTTTTTACTGTTATTAAGGGGGCATTTTATGACCAGCAAACCTACTCTTTATGTTATTGATACAAATAGTCTGATTGATTACCCTCATTTAATATTGAAATATGATGTGGTCATAACAAGTCCAGTTCTTCGAGAACTTGAAAAATTAGAGACAACGAGGAGACACGATAAAGAGTTACAAAAAAAGATAACAAAAGCTAAGACGCTTTTAGACAATGAAGGTGTTAATTATCATTGTGATTTAAGTGACTATACATCTCTGTGGGGAGTCTCCGAAGGCTTTGATAGCCAGTATGTTGATAATCAAATAATTCAATGTTGTATTGAAAATGGGTATGGATTAATTACAAGAGATAAGCTTTTGCGCTTGAAGGCGAATGCAAAAAATATTCCTGTCATTAAGCCTGAGAATGAGTCGTCTGAAGTCTACATGGGCTATAAGATTGCTTATATTGATGATGATAATACGTATAAAATTTATGAAGACAGAAGTAATAATGCATTCAATTTGATTACCAATCAATATTTGATCATTAGAGATGACGATGGGAAAACGAAAGATATTCTTCGATGGAATGGAGAATCTCATGTTGGACTTAACATTCCTTATGAGGTGATTAAACCCAAGAATGATCTTCAAGCTTGCGCACTTGACATTCTGTACAATGATTCGATTCCAGTTAAGTTTATATTGGGGACATATGGCTCTGGCAAGACGTTCCTGACGACGAAAATCGCTGTCCATAATGTTATTGAAAAGGGAAATAGAAGTACGATTTTAGCGGTTAGAAATCCCGTAGGCAGCGGTGAGCAAATTGGATTTCTTTCTGGTGATTTTGATGATAAGACAGCAGGGTTCTTTGAACCTATTATTCAGCATTTCGACGGTGGGGAGCAAGATGCGGAGCGATTTGAACGCAATGGTCAGCTAAAGAAGGCAATTCCATTTTACATGAAGGGCGTTAGTATTGATAACACATTCATGATTGTGGACGAAGCAGAAGACCTTGATACAAAAACAATTAAGCTAATTGGTACTCGCATTGGGGAAAATACGGTATGTGCATTCTGCGGAGATTACAATCAGGCTGAAGGGAAATTTGTAAATAATAATGGATTGTCTTATGCTGTTGAAGCGTTAAAAGGTAATCCTTTGGTTGGCGTAATTTTGCTTGATCGTGATGTTAGGTCAGATGCAAGTAGAATTTTTGCAGAAATCTGAACAAAAAGGATTTTCGTGTATAGCGAAAATCCTTTTTCTTTTAGGGAAAAAGGGTGATGTTTAAATGAGATCGTACAAGAATCAAAAGGGGGAAATTATTGAAGTTTCTCAAGAACATCTCGATACGGCGGTTAGAATTAAGCGAGAACTTCAAATGGCATCTCCCAGCCATCGTTGCAATTGGAATGAGCATAAGCGCCTAATGGAGAAGGAGGGCTATTTTGACAGTGAAGCAAGCGAATCCTATCGTCAAATGATTAAGTCGTATCAAGCCAGTACAGGTACACTCGAAAGTCGCGAAAAGCAGGCCGACATTATTTCATCGTCAAAGTTGATGTCAATTAAAGAAGCAGTTGGTGAACTTTATTATGTCAAAAGGGAAGCTCAACTTGAAAACTTAAAGCTCGGTAAGTTAAAGCGAGAATTAACTTTGCTGGCTGTAATTTCAGAGCAAGTTCGTCAAGCACTACTGGAAGAATTGAATGAGGCAATCCCTGACTACGCTTATCAAGAGCGGCTTCCAGTAAGTTTAGGTCGAATGATTGTGCTTATTTCAGATTGGCATATTGGAGCAACCGTCGTTAATGTTTTAGGGAATTGGTACAACTATTCTATTGCTCGAAAAAGGGTGGCAAAATTCATTAATCGGATCAATGAGATTGCGAGAAAAGAGGAGATCACAGAAATCGATGTCGTATGTTTGGGCGACATGACAGAGCATGTGAGCATGAGAAAAAATCAAAGCTTTGGGGCGGAGTTTCCGCTGAGTGTTCAGATTGTTAAAGCATATGAATTGATTCGAGACTTTCTTGTCAATCTTTCGAAGTCCTTCAATGTCACATATCGCGGAGTTGGTGGAAACCACGATAGAATGAATGGAATTAAAGAGGATAATTTGGACGGCGATTCCACGATTTATGTTATTAACTACATGATTAGGGAGTTCATCGAAAAGGCGAAGGCTCCGAGGATCAGGTACTATGAGTGCGACAGCATCAATTATTCGTCATCGTTTTCGGTGAAAAATTTCCATATGAAGTTCATTCATGGAGACAACGAAAAAGGGAATAAAATTCTTGCTAGTCATAGCAATATGGACGACGTTAATTATCATGTGGTCGCTATGGGTCATTTGCACCGTCACGAGGTAAGAGAAGTAGGACAAAATAAATTTGAAGTTTATGTTGGTTCACTCGAAGGTGTAAATAATTACTCCATGAAAGGCAAGTTTGTTTCTGGTGCATCACAAGGAGTCATTATTGTTAATAAATATGGGGAAATTGATATCAGGAGAATTGATCTTCAGATTGTATAAAGCCAAATAAAGTAAAAATAGTTTATTTGAGGGGGTGTGGGCGCATGAAAAATGACAGGAAAGAGTGTAAAGGTTGCGGAAAAAGCAAAATCAAAAGAAATGATTTTTATACGTCAAATAGCATTTTGTTTGATGGCTATGTTCCGATTTGTAAGAAATGTCTTAAAGAAATGATGGATGAAAACAATCTTGAATCTATTAAAACGACATTGCAAAGGATTGACAAGCCATTTATCGCGAAAGTATGGAAGTCGGCAGAAGAGAGTGAAGACGATACTGTTGGAACATATTTCAGAATGATTAATTCATTGCAACAATATAAGAATGCAACTTGGGCGGACAGCGATTTCGAGGGTGAAAGTGAAACCGAAATTTATAAACACAAATTAAACGATGTTGAGGAAACTGATGAAATTGAAACAGATGATGGAGTGATAAAGCTCACCAAAGAAATTAAATTGAAATTTGGTTCAGGGTACACAAACAGAGAGTATTTGTCTATGGAGAAGTTTTATCGAGATATGTGTTACACACACGATATCAATACGCCGCAACTTAAGAAGCAATTGATCTATCTATGCAAATTGCAAGTGTGGATGGATAGGGCACTTGAAAATGGTGACGATAATGCGTTCAAAAATTTCAATGATCGCTATGAAAAAATCCTTCAATCTTCAGGTTTCAGGCCGATTGACCGAAAGAGCGCAAGTGAGCAAAGTGGACTTCGTAGCTTTGGTGTAATTTTTGAAGAGGTCGAGAAGATGGGTTATGTGGAGCCTAAGCCAATCGAAGAACGAATGGATTTGGTTGATCTTGTTATTCTCGAACACCTTAACTATGTGAGAAAGCTTGTTGGACACGAGAGGCTTACACAGGTTCCACAAGATATTCATGAAAGACTCGAAAAGGCAAATGGAACGCTCGCTTCGGACAGGCGTGATGAAGAGGTGAGCGAGAATGTCAACCATGAGTAATGATGAAAGAAGCAAATCTTTTCAGGTTGTAGCAAAGCATTGGAAAAAATATCTTGCTTTATTCCGTTCGTATCCTGATTTATTTATTGATTTTATTTTACCTAAAGACTCAAAATTTGAACTTCTTCTGTTCCAGCGAGTAATGCTAAGAGTAATGTTTCGGTATCGGAAAACATTCCTTACCTATACGCGCGGCAGTTCGAAATCATTCACTCAGATATTGGGAAAATATCTTGAGTGTATTTTTTATCCAAATTCAAAAATTATGATTACGGCACCGCAAAAACAAATGGCGGCACAAATTGCTCAACAAAATATTGAGCAGATTTGGAATTTCATGCCCATTCTAAAGAATGAATTAAGAGATATTCGCTTTGAAAAAGATTATACCAAATTAATTTTTCACAATGGTTCTGTTCTCGACGTAGTTGCGAATAGCGAAAGTTCTCGTGGTTTACGGAGAACAGGGCTTTCAGTGGAGGAGATTATTCATGAGCGTTTTGATGAGGAGAATTTCAATACGGTTATACTGCCTATTATGGCAAATACTCGATTTAGTCCATACGGGGGCGAAGACCCTTATGAACTCCATAAGAAAATAACTATCGTAACGACTGCTGGAACAAAGCAGTCGTTTGCTTTTAACTTATTAAAAGAATATCTCTATGACATGGTTACTGGAAAATCGGCATACGTCATGGGTTCATCATACGAACTGGCAACGAAATATGAGACAAAAACGGGGTTCAGACTGTTATCGTTGGAGTATATCAACGACTTAAAGGAATCGCCAAATTTTAATCCTATTTCATTCCTGCGAGAGTATGGCAGCGTATGGTCTGGATCGTCTGAGAACTCTTTAGTTGATCTTGAAACCTTCCGTAGAGCTAGAGTGTTGAAGGAAGCAGAAGAAAAAGCTGTTTCGGATAAAAATATTGAATATGTTTTAGCTTATGACGTAGCCCGCAGCGAGGGTAGTGCCAATGCGCAAAGTGCGTTAGTGGTAATTAAACTCATTCCCAAAGGGGATGGAACGTATTCAAAACACGTAGTAAATATCTATACTTTTGAAGGGACTCACTTTAGAGAACAGGCATTATTCCTCAAGCAGAAAGTTAATGATTTCCGCGCAAGAATCCTCGTTGTTGACGCCAATGGTCTTGGACAAGGTCTTATTGACCAGTTGGTTCTTGAAATTGACAGCAATCCTCCCTATGAGGTCATCAACGACGAAAGATACGCCAAGTTTAAGACTTCTAATAGTGTACCGATGGTTTACGCAATCAAGTCACAATCCAAGGAGACAAATGCCAGCGATATTCACAACTTATTTATTCAGTGGATATCAAACAATCAGGTAAAGTTTCTTGAGTCTGAATCTCAAGCAAAAGCTCGCTTGAAAAATAAAGACCCCGAAAAACTTGCAGAATTGTTGAGGCCTTTCGTTATGACGGACTTTTTACAAGAGGAAATCATGAATTTGGAGTACAAACAAAGTGGTCATAGAACAGAAGTTCGGCAAGTGTCCAAGAGCATCGCAAAAGACAGATTTTCCGCGTTGGAATACGGACTATATTGGGTTTACCTAGAAGAGAAGAGACAGAAAACCATGCGAGAGCAAAATATTGGAGACATCGAATCATTTTTTATGGGTCGCACAGTAAAAAATCCGACTCAAAGAGGTGGAAGGAGGATGTTTGGATGAAAGAAAAAAATAAATCAAAAACAGAAAACGAAATTAAAGATAAAACATTTGTCAGAGAAGTGGTTCCTTTAGACTTTGCGAAAATCACGGAATTGATTATTAAAGATTTAAACAATAATAAATCACAAACAACTCGACAATTTACAAAGTCCAATGTATCCAACTATCTGAGTAATCCAAAGCGTTATTCCAAAGAGCTTCAGTCGATGAGCGCCTATTTGTATGATGTAAGCCCTCATTACAGAAGGCTTGTAAACTACTATGCAAAGATGGCTACGCTGGAGCATTATGTTGAAATTTTTGGGCTTGATACGTCCAAAAATGTTAATGTAAATTCGTTGCGAAAAAATTATATGCGAGCTGTAGAATTGGTTGAATTGATGAACATAAAACATGAGTATGCTAAGGCAATGGTTTCAGCATGGAAGCTAGATACATTTTATGGTTACGAGTTTTTTACTAAGGATTCATATTTCATAAAAGAGCTACCTTATGAGTTTTGCCAAATCAGTGGAATTGCCGACGGTGTTTACACTTTTAGTTTTGACATGGCTTATTTCGACAGAAACGCCGATGAGTTACCGCTGTATCCTAAAGAGTTTCAAAAAATGTATAACGCATATAAAAGCGGAAGTAAACCAAGATGGCAGGAAGTTGATCCGTCAAGGTCGATCTGCCTTAAAATTAACGAAGAGATTTATTACGATCTTCCGCCGTTTGCAGGATTGTTTGGGGATATCTTCGACATAGAAGATTACAAGGCCTTACGTATGGCAAACGCAGTCATCGGAAACTACAAGTTTATTGTGCAAAAAATCCCTCTAAGACAAAACTCAGACAAAAACAACGACTTCATGATTGATTTGAAGACAGTCCAGATGTTCCACAATAAGACTGCCAACCTGTTGCCTGATGAGTTGGGTATTTTCTCGACTCCCTTTGATATCGATACGATTGAATTTTCGAGAGACAATTCAGCAAATGACAATGTCGCTCAAGCTGAAGAGGCTTTCTACACGGCAAGCGGAACGGCTTCACAGCTTTTCAATGCCAAGGGAAGCTCTAATGCAGTTCTCGCAAAATCAATCAATGTGGACGAAGCGGAAATATTTAAGGTTCTAAGGCAAATTGAACGAATTGTTACAGGCAAGATCAAAAATGAAATCAGCGGTTCGTTTAAATTTAGACTTAGAATTTTAGATAATACGATCTTCAACAAGAAAGATAATGTTGAGCAATTATTGAAAAATGCTCAATACGGTCTTCCTGTTAAGATAATGCTTTGTGCATGTTTGGGCATTTCTCCAAGCGCCGTTGTCTCCATGAATTTCTTAGAGGAAGAGGTTCTTGGTCTTTCGTCTAGCTTTACGCCTCTGTCTTCTTCTCATACGCAAAGCGGAAGCGCCATTGACAATGAAGGCGGTAGGCCTCTCAAAAAAGATGATGAATTGACAGAGAAAGGCGAAGAGCAAAGAGAAAGAGAAGATAATGCTAATCGTGAATAGAAGGGGGTGAGAAACCAATGAAAGGTGTTAATAAAAAAATACCTGTGATGTTTGAAAAGGTCGACCAGATTGACTCACGCTTTCAGAAGGTAAAGATTTGGTTGATGCATTTGGGGCTGAATTATAACAACTCAATTTTCACCAAAGAAGTTGTTGAACAGGCGATGGAAAGTCTTAAAAATACACCAATTTTAGGGTACGTCGAAGAATCCAGATTGGGCGAAAAGGATTTTCGAGGTCATGAGGTTGAAATTGTCGTCGAAGGCGGAGAATTAAAAACAAAATATATCGGACAAGCCTTTGGTGTAATTCCTGAGAATTGCAATCCTCGTTTTGAGTCCAAGAAGGGCGACTATGGTGAAGAGTTAGAATATCTCGTTGTCGATGGGTTGCTGTGGACGAAGCTTGAAGATGGCGTAAACATCTTGAATGCTCGTGGCGGTGAAGTCGCTCAATCTATGGAGCTTGACGACGATTTTGACGGCTATTGGGATGAAGATGGGCATTTCGTCTTCACAAGATTCTCATTTTATGGCGCATGCTTGCTTGGCAAAGATGTACTCCCTGCTATGCAACAAGCAAGCGTCGAGCTTTCTTTTGCAAAAAATGTTGATGTGTATCAAGAAGAAATTGCGAGGAAGCTGAGAGAATTTCAAATGGCTGTCAATCTGAAGTATGACAAGGAGGTGGATAAAACAATGACGCTCGAAGAAGTGTTGGCAAAATACTCTACCACGGTTGAAGAACTGGAGGAAAAGGGTATTGACGCTTCACAATATTCTGCCGAGGAATTAGATGCAAAGCTTGCAGATGTGTTCTCGGATAGTGATGAAGGTTCCGATGGCGATTTCCAGCCTGAAAGTGAAGATGAAGGTTCTGGCGATCAAGGCGGAGAGAACGGTGAAGGAGATCAGGAAGATTTTTCGAAGAGCGACGATGATGTCGAAAGTCTTGAAGATAATGGCTCTGATGAAGCCTCGGAAAAACAAGATACGTTCACTCTGACGTTCCAGTTGTCTCACGAGGATATTCGCAGAAAACTCTACAATGGTCTTGATGAGTATATTTCTGCTGCTACGGGCATCGAAGATAATTGGTGCTTTATTGTGAGTGTATATGACGAATATTTCATTGCTGAAAACCATAAGGGGAATTTCTATAAGGTTAGCTACACAAAAGATGATGACAACGTAACCTTTGGTGAGGTTGTTGAAGTTTTCCCAATGTTCCTGACGGCAGATGAAAAGAACGCTTTAGACTTAATGCGTTCTACTTATAAGCAGATTGAAGAGGAAAACAAAGAGCTTAAAGAGTTTAAGCAAAAAACTCTTCGCGAACAGCATGAGGCAATGGCTGAAGAATTGTTTAGCAAGTTTAATAAGCTTACTGCCGAAGAGATTGCCGATCTTCGAGAGAATGTTCACAACTACTCTATTGAAGAACTTGAATCGAAGTTGTTTGAGCGTTTAGGTCGAAAGGCTGCTAATTTTACAGCGTTAAAGCCTAGTCAAAGCTACAGCATTAAGCTCAAGATTGATGGCACCAAAGAAGATGTAAGTGGTTATGCCCATATTCTTAAAAAGCATGGGCTTATTTAATAAATACCAAATAATATTCATTTATTGAAGGAGGAAGAAAAGATGGCAGTTGTTCGTTTGGATAAAATTGCTGGTGTTCATCTGGAGTCTATTGTGCACACCGAAGATATGACCAATGGTCTGTTTGTTCAGCTTGGCAATCTGGTTGATGGTGAAACGGAGCTTTATGAAGTTGAGGTTCCGCAAACCGATGATGATCTGAAGAAGGAGTTTCTGCTTCATGCTACGCCGGAAGTCATGGCCGATCCGCGCAAAGCTGGTCTGAAGCATTTTGTAGTTGAGAAAGGCGACGCCGGACGTGCTTACCATCTGACCAAAGGCGATGTAATCACGCTGACGGCTGACCTGATCGACGGTACGCCAGTTGTTGGTAAATACGTAGTGCCGCAAGTTGGTTCGCTGAAACTGGAAGCCTCAGAAGATGGCCTTGGTGGTTCTGACGGCCAACAAGAAGTCAGCCTTGTTTGGGAAGTCATTCAGAAGACGACCCTTGGCTATGATGCGGCAGAAGCTTATGTTCTCCGCGCAGTAAAAGCATAATAAAGTACAATTAAATGATTTAGTTTCGCTCAGGGGAGTTCGCTCGAACAAATTTCGCTCAGGTAAATTCGCTATCCATTTATTCGTTTAATTAGCCCTACCCGCACTGGATAGGTGGTAGGGCTTTTTGTCATTCCAATATTTCCACTTTGAAGGAGGAAGAAATACAATGCGTGTAGTACATGATGTCGCAAAACTTGCAATTGATGTATATAAAGGTCAAGGCGATGTAGCGAAATATTCTCGCGCAGATGCAATGGAGGTTCTTCGTAAGGAACTGATTGCGGCTAATGGTGGTTCTGAAAAGCTTACACCGAAATCTTTCCGCAATAATCCGCAACTGTTTGCTATTCTGGAAGAAGCTCTGGACATTTTGGTTGAAGAAGGTCTTAAGGGTCAGTTCGATACGTTTGTTGAAACGGTTGTTGTTGACCACGGTGATACAAAGGTATTTACGATTGAAGAAAATCGTCTGTTTGACGTGGCTATCATCTCTGATGGTAACGGCGATCTGCGGCGTGACCGCTTGGATACTGGTGAACTGACGGTTAAGACGTTTATCATGGGCGTGGCCGTGTACGAAGAACTGTCGCGTCTGCTGGCGGGTCGTCAAGACTTTGCCAAGCTC